CTCTTATGCAGGCTTCGGACACGGGAAAAAATGCGTCAGGTCGAGGTGCGGGTCGTCCTCGTCCAGAATGTTCTCGCAGCCCTTTGCCACCCAGACGACGCGCTGCGACGGCCGGTCCCAGATCTCCCAGAACTTGGCGCGCTGCCGGTTGTCTGCGCCGCCGACGTCCTTGGCCTCGCGGTTAACCGTGTACTCGGCGCGCTGGTACTCGTCGCCGGAGTGCTTGTGGAAACGCTTGCGCGCCTCGCCGCGTGTCAGGTAGCTCGCCGCGGCGACCCACGTCACCTCGGGCCAGTTGCGGCTGATGCTGTGCAGGAAGTCGCGGCGGTCCTTGAAGTCGATGCAGATCTTCTCGCTGCTGTACCGCTTGTCGCCCTTGCCACTCTCGTAGCGGCACCACGCAACGCCGCGGCAGTTCAGCGCCACGTCGTCGCGCACCAGCAGCATCAGGTCGTTGATGCGCGCCAGATCGAACGCGACATTGGCGCACCGCTCCGCCAGCTCGGACGCCGCCAGCGGCACCGGGCGCTGGTCCTTGAACTTGGGCACGACGACAGGCTCGGGCTTCTTCGCGTAGATCGACGGCTTCACGACCTCGCAATTGGCCCAGAACATCGCGAACTCCTTGTCGCGAGACATGCTCGATAGCCGCTCAAGGCTGGCATACAGCTTGTCGATGCGGTCGCAATGGTCGTTCCAGCCTGAAAATACGCCCTCGCTCTCCTCCAGCAGGTTGATCCACGCCTTCGCGCTCTTCGGCTCGACCGCCGGGTTAAACTCGTGATCTTCGTGCCGCAGATCTTTCTCGATCGGCTTGTCGGCGTCGTCAGCCATAGGTCACCTCAGTAGCTCGGGGCCTCGTCGGGCCGATCACCCCAGCCCAACGTCATGGCGACGTTTTCCATGTCGTCGCGCGTCGCATCGATCGCGTTCTGTTGTGGCAACCCAGACTTGCTGTAGTCCTGATAAACCTGCGCCGGGAAGCCCATGCCCCTCGGCTGCACAAACGGCATAGCGTTCGGATCAACCCGCCCGGCCGGGCCAAGGCTGCGCTGATGCTCCGGGTCGCTCAGCATCCGCTGCTGCGCCAGATAGAGCGCCTCCAGATCCGGCTGCCGCATCGCTTGCTCCTGCATCATCTGCCGCATGAGCCCGGCGGCGACACGTCCACGCAATGCATTATCTGCCATCGTAGAACCCCATCCTGTGCTTGCCGACCTCGCGCGCAAGGATGCGCAGCTCGCGGGCGGCATCGGGATACTTCTGCATCAGCCGCATGAACTCGCCGGTCGACTTGACGATCACCGGCAGCACGCGGGGGATCTCCAGCGGGCGCGTCTTCAGCCACTCCGTCAAGGGGTCGAGCGCCAGTACCACGTCGGTCTCCACAACGTGCACCAGCGCCTTGCTGGGGATCATCGGCAGCTTGGAGGGGGTCACAGCCGTAGCCCTCCCGCGCGATCGACCGGCGGCGGCGGAATGCGCCAGCCTTCCTGCTTCGGCTCCGGCGTCACGCGCCGATGCACGCCGCGCCACGACAGCGACAGATACCTGAACGCCGCGGCCGGGTGCGACGTCCAATCGTGCACGTCGGTGGCGCGGAACGCCTTCTTCTCATCGTCCCATTCGCGCCGGTATTGCTCCAACGCATCGAGGCCGCCGGTCTCGCACCGCGGATGAAACACGCAGTACGGAAACGTGCGCCTGCACGCATTGATACCGTCGGCGAACGTCGCCATCGGCACCAGCATGGGATTGAGCCCCAGCGCCTTCATGGTCTCGACGCGGGTCTTGCCCGATCCCCACTCCTTGATCTTCGCGTCGTGCGGCACGAAGTCAGTGCCGCGCACCCAACCGTGCTCGCGTTCCTTGCGCTCGATCACCTCGGCATAGTGCTCGACGCCTGCGCCGCTCGCCGCGTAGTGGTCGAGCACGACCAGCTGTGCGCCTTGGATCTGCCACCACCAGATCGAGGTGTCTTCGCGCACCCCCAGATCCCAAGCCCGGTGCACTGGCTCGCCGGGTATTGCGGCGACGTCAAGCACCCGTCCCTCGGCGCGAACGGCTGCCATCTCCATGGCGAAGTAGGCACCCAATATGCTGGCGTTCCAATCACAGTAATACTCCTGCCGGAATTGAGCGTTGCCCATGTCCTCGCCGTACAGCGCAGAGTATTCCCTCAAGGTTTCGGCAAGAGCTTGGTCGGAGACCTCGCCGGTATCCTTGGCTGTGAGCCGCTCGCTGAACCACTCGGGGCTTCGCTGGGCATGATTAAAAAGGGCGAACGCATGATTGCGTCCTCGGGGAGTAGAGACAAACGTCGCCCAACCGTTGTTCTCCTCGACCATCGGGCGGTGGTAGGCCCATGCGCTTGGGTTCGCCAGCGCATATTCGGAGTAGACGATGCCAGCGACGCTGGCTCCGACCGTAGTGTTATAGGTGTCGGACCCAATACATTGCCATGTTGATCCGTTGCGGAAGCGGATGAACATCTCGCTATCATTCGTGTTGGCTCTGAACTTTTCGGGGAAGGCTTCATCGATACGTCGTCGTCCGGTGTGCGCATTGATCGCTGTCCATATTGCCTTGCGGGCCTGTGCATATTCGGGGAGGCAGTGCCAGTAGTTTCCGACGCGCTCGGTCAGCGCGATCATGGTGTGATGCAGCAGCACGTCGTCCTTGCCTGCGCGGCGGTGCCAGACCGCGATCGCGCGCTTGCCGCCGTCACGCAAATACTTCCACAGCGCCATCTGATGCGGCCGCGGCGTCCACTTGTTGTACGGCAGCTCGATGTCGATCATAGCGCCCACTTCCCAACAGCGACGCCGACGATGAGTGCCATGGCGAGCAAGAACACAAGCACCCAGAACGCACGACCGATATCGCGAGCCAACACCAAGCTGAAGAAGTCTGGCCCGATCATCAGTCAATCCCGATCCACTGACACACGGCCTCGATCGCGAGCGGCGAGATGACGAAGCCTGCAACGAACGCCGCGATGATGCAGAGCCAGAACATCATCGCTTGCCTCCGACGACTGTCCCCTCGGCAGGCATCGGCACGCAGTACGCCGCAGCGATGACGACGACGTCCTGCGCGGCCTTCGTGCACGCCTCGCGCGTCGGATAGCCAGTGATGGCCCACGACGCGCCGATGACAAGCACCCACACTGTCGTCACGACATTGCCTTCCACAAAAAGTAGCAGAGCACGATCGCACCCGACGCCACGACGTAGAGCGCGATCACGTTAGCCATCGGTCGCCTGCGGACGCGCAGCATGCTGCGCAGCCTTGCCGCGCTGCAGCCAGAACATTGCTTCCTCAAGCTTGGTGATGCACAGCGCGTACTCGCGACAAGGCGTCAACTCGCGCACGATGCGCACTGTGAGCGCGCTGAGTTGCGCGGTGAGATCGTCGGCGAGCGCGTCGACATACTCGGCCTGCGGCATCGCCGAGTTATTGGGCTGCGTGCGCGCGACCATTACTTTTTCTTTCCTTCCAGAATAGTCCGAATGGTGATGCGGATATCGCCCTCGCCGTCCTCGCCGGTGACCGGCTGTGCAGGTCGGCCGTGACCGCGCTCCCACAACATCGCCGTGGCCCGCAGCCGCGTATCCTCGTTCAGGCTATTCTCGGCGATACCGGCAACCATGCGCACGGTGGTCTCGGTATAGGAGCGGCACAGCGAACGGATATCTGCTGGTACTTTAGCCATTTAGCTCGGGGGTGCCCCCCTCCTCTGCAGCTCATCGACGTCGGCGCGCAGGCGCTGAATATCGATCATGATGGCGACCAGCGCGGTTTTAATTTCGGCATTGGCGTCGTTGATCAATTTCACCGCGGCGTCGCGCTCGGTGATGAGGGGAATGATTTTGCCGTAGGCCATGCCCGCTCCCCTGTAGTGCCCGGCCACCCACTAAAGGGCCCTCTGCCGCCGGGCGGGCAGCCCTGAATGCAAACGCAAAAAGGGCGCGTACGCCCATTACTGGGACATTACGCGCCCTCCCGCCGACCGTCTACGGGGAAGGAAAAACGGCCGGACTAGTCTGCCTTGGGTGCGGGTGGCACCTTCGGCATGATTTCGTATGCGTCGAGGATACGCAGCAGCAGCACGAAGCCGGGCGGCACCTCGGCCTCGCCGGATATGTAGCGGCGGGCTTGGCGGTGCGAGACGCCCAAGTAGCGGCCTGCGCCTTCCTGCGTCATGCCCAGCGATGCGATCAGCCCCCGGTACTGCCGGGGGCTGATGCTGCGCTGGTTTTGCCAGTCGTCTGTCATGCGGTCTCCTTGTTGAACTCGGCGAACTTTTTGGTATCGCGCTTGCGGGATGCCTCAGCACGCTTGACGGCGATCTGGCGGGCTTCTTCCAGCGTGCGGGTGATGGCGCGGTTGAATGCCGGGCCGTAGCCCTTGCCGTTGCGGCAGGGATTGCTGAGCAGCTCGAACGCGGGCTCACCGGCCTCAACGCTGAAGCCTACGCCGTAGGCCCCGTAGCTCTTGGGGGTGTCGGAGATCATCTGGCGGATCTCCCACATGTAGCCGCAGGCGCGGCCCTTCTGGTCGACGAAGCCGAAGTCGGTGGAGCCGGTATCGAGGGGCAGGTACTGAGTAGTCATTTGCTTTCTCCGTTGTGATGCCCCCCTTGTAGGCCAGCCCGGCCTAGACCGTCAATCCCGATAGGCCTGACCGGCCGATAAAATAATTCCAGAAAATATGGAATTGGGGTTGACGCATTAGGCCAGCCCGGCCTATCAAGATGCATCAACAACGGAGGCCATCATGGCACGCAAGTCCACCCGCCCTTCCCTCACCAATTCCGCGTACTGGCAGAAGTCCGACGCCGTTCTGCGCTTCATCCTCAAGGATGCCAGCGCCGCCGCCGATTGCATGCGCGGCATGGATGACGCCGCGGAGGCCAAATACCTTGAACAGATGGCCGATGCCGAGACCGTGCTGGCCTCCCGCAGAGGAGTGTCCGCCGTCATCGACCACCCCACCCACGCCAACTGGGCCCCCGCCCTTGAAGGTTTTGAAGACTGACCCGGCCGGGCGACCCGGACCTGCCGCCCATCACCACCACCATCACAACGGAGACCACCATGACCACATCGAACCTGACCGCCCTGATCGACGCCTTCGCGGCCCTGAAGCAGAAGCAGGCCGTGCTGGAGGCGGAAGAGACCGCGCTGAAGGCTGCGCTGGCCGACGTTCCGGCGGGCAATTACGAGAGCGAAAACTACCGCCTGTCGATCATCGATGGCGTGCGCAAGACCGACGACAAGGAACTGGCCGCCAAGGTCAAGGAAGTCGTCGCGGAGTACAAGCTGTCGCTGACGCCGCAGTACCTGTGCGCCCACACAGTCAAGACCGACACCCGGACCCACCGGATCGGCCTGCCCACCGGCAAGGATCTGGCGCAGTAGCGCCAGATCGCCACCCCTAAAATTCACCCCCTAAAACCTAAAACCCACCGGAGTACCACCATGCCCACCCTCAAGCTTGGCTCAAAATCCAAGGTTATTTCGGCCCGGCCCGACCGCCACCCGGCCTACACTGTCATCGCGTTCCGCACCCCTTTCGGCACGCTGGACCGTGTCCGCATCCCCTACGAAGAGGCCACGACCGACCGCATCTCCGATGCCGTTGCGGGGCTCGCCCTGCGCTACTCGATGGCGGAAGGCGACAGCATCACGATCGAAGTCGAATAGCCAACAGCCCGGCGGTGGTCATGGTCAGGCCACCGCCAGCCAGCAGCGCCAGCAGCAGCACCGCCGGGAGGCCACTCCCGGCGGTTTTGCTTTGGGTGGGCCAGACGTCCGGCGGCTCGCCGTCGAACGTCGTGTAAATCGTTACGGGGGGTGCAACGATTTCGTCGTCGCCGATGCGTTGGGGTTGGAACGGCTCCTTGGCTTCCCAAACCCAACCCAGCCCTCCGGGGTGTGGCCATGGGATCTGCTCGACCCGAATGCTTTCCGGCTGCGGAAAGTCTGGCGACACGTCCTCTGCAACCGGCAAAATACGCGGGTTGTCCGCGTATTTTGCCGGTTGTGTTTTCGCGGATTGCCCAGCCTTGCCCAACTTTGCCCAGCCTTGCCTAGCCCCTTTCGGGGCCCAGCACTGCCACTTACGGCTGTCGTACCGCCACGTCATGTAGGCCCCCGGCCATCTGGCCTTGGCCTCCCGATACGAATAGCAGGCGCTGGATGCGTCCCCGGCTCCGTCCGCCAGAACGGAGCCCCCCATCCAAATAGACGCACCCAGCGCCACGGCTGCGAGGCTATTGAGCCTCACCGCCGTCCCCCTCGGTCTTGGTCCGCACCATGGGTTCGTGCTCGATGCTGAAGGCCCGGAGCTGGGCTTGGATGCTAATCAGGATGGCCCGGAAGGTTGCCATGTCGGCGATGGCTTGGTCGCGTTCGGCTCGCGCCGTCGCCATGCGGCTTTCCAGTTCGGCATTGAGGCTTTGCTGGGCCTCGCCAGCGATCTTGTGGGCGGCCACGTCGCTTTTGAGCTGGAAGACCTCACGGGCGAGCGCGTTTCGTTCCGCCACCAGCTCATGGTGGGCGGTTAGTCCTTGCCGGATGGCGATCTCTTGGCTTTCAGGCAGTTGCGCCTTGCCGTTGGGTTGTTTTGACACTTCGGTGGCCATGTTTCGTTCTCCGTTGTGATGATTACGCTTGCGGGTGGAACAGGTCGTCCAGCGGGTCGTCGAAACTTCCGGCGTGCCGGATGGCGTCCAGCGGACTGGGGATTGATCTGCGAACCGCCGCCACCGTTGCGCCGGGCCACTGCAGCTTCACGCGGGCCACATCCTTGTGGTGCGACATCAGGCGGGCAATTTCGTCCAGCGTGTAGACCACCTTGGCCCGACCGTCGGCGATGACCTTGAAGGCGGCATCGTTGTCCTTGACGATGACTGCCACCGTGCCGTCGTCCAGCACCACCTCCCAGAACTCAGGGTTGATCGGCTCAGCGCCAACGCGGGAGGCTTCCCTGTCCAGCGTTCGCCACGCCACGCACATGCGGGCACACTCCTGCCGGAGCGTCTCCAGATCGCCGTGCAGGATCGCTGCACTGACCCGATAGAGCTGCCGGTCGAACTTCTCACGCAGCTCCGGGGAGACCAGCAGGCGGAGCCTGCCTTGCCCCCACCGCTCCTGCATCTGCAGCGCCAGCGCGTTGACGCCGTCGAGGTGGGCCCGCCCGGCGATGTAAGTGCCGTGGCTGGCGTCCCAGCCGTTGGGGTTGGTGACCGCCGTGGGTGGATTTTTCTGCCGTGAAGGCTTGGCCATTTTCGTATCCTTTTTTGAGGGACGCTTCGCTACGCTTAGCTACGCTACGCTACGATCCCCCTTCGGGAGGGGATCGTAGCGGCGGCTGATACGACGATTGTTGAGGTTTTTCATATAGTTACACGTTTTCGTAGCAGGCCGTAGCATCTGCTACGATACGGTCGTTTGGTCGGTTTTGCCGTAGCAGCCTCTGATACGATTTTCGTTCTCTATTCATTCTCGTCTCCGGCGACCCCTATCTCGTCCCGCCCCTTGGCTGTCAGGCGGTACTTTCCGCCCCGGTGTTTGACCACCAGCTTGTCGTTCCGCAGCCGCTCCACGATGCGCTGGACCCGGTACTTTTGCGGTTCGCCGTCGGCCATGAAGCCAGCCCGGCTGGCGAGATTAGAGAACGACGCCCGCGGGTCGGCATGCATCAGCCGCAGCACCCGGTTCTCGTCTGCCTCCTGCACGTTCTCCGTCATCTCGACTGTCGTGTCCGAGATCGGCTTAGCCACCACGCTGGGCATCAAGCGCCCCTCGGCGTCCACCACGCGCGCGCTCTCCGCGCCCGCCAATTCGAACGAGCACGGGTTGAACTCGGGCCCCCGGAACTTGCCCTGCCAGTGCAGCGAAACATGCTTGTCGCCGTCGCTCCACAGCGTCAGGTTCCCGTCGACCTCATTCAGGAAGGCCGACCCGCCCATCGGCAGCAGGTTGTCGCGTGGCGCGTTCTTGACCGGGTGGCAATTGACCAGAACGGTCGGCTTGCCGTTGAGGAACGTGAGCTGCCGCAATTGCCGGGCATAGGCACCCTGCTGGCTGTTGCTGTTGGTCTCGTCGCCGGGGAAGTAAGCCGCCGCGGTATCGACCATGACCAGCATCAGGTCGGGGATGGCGTCGGCCGCGGCCCGGATCGCGGGCATGCTGGCCTCGATGTTCACCACACCGGCAACAAACCGCATTTTCAGATCTTCAGCGACAAAGCCGTAGGCCTCCGCCAGCACCAGATAACGGGCCCGGATATCGTCCGGGTTCTCCCCTGCCAGCAGCAGGACAGTGCCACTCTTGACCGTGCGGCCGTGCATGTCCTGCCCGCGCGCGACGCACTGGCCGATGTACATGGCCACCGCGGTCTTGCCGTGCCCGGTCCGGGCCGTCAGCGAGTACAGGTAACCCCGCTGCAGCATGCCGTCGATCAGATACGCCGGAGGCGTGAACCCGGCGACGAACTCGGCCGCCGTCAGCACCGTACAATTAGGAGCCGCCGCGGCCGGGTCTATTTGTACGGCCGGGCGTTGTGCAGCACCCGAAAAAATGCCCGCAGCTTTTCGTTGCTCCTTGGGTGGCCGGGTGGCAGCCGCCTGCGCGATCTCGACATGCCACTTGGCAAACGCCGCCCGCCACTTGGCGTCGAACTCGGACCAGCCCCGGTTCTCGCGTTCTAGCCCGCCCTCCTTGGTCTCGCCGGGGAGGGGCACCTGCACCTCGACGTTGCGCAGGTAGTCCGCCCACGTCGCATTCAGCTCGGCCTGTCCGGCTGGGATCGGGCTGTCGATGTAGTAGCCGACCAGCGCCGCCCAGATCATGTCGGCCATGTAGGCCTCGCGACCGTCGATGCGCCGCCCGAAGGCCGTGAAGGTCTGGCCGGGATTTTGGTCTGTTTGAGCGGTTTGACTGATTTGATCGATATGAGCGGTTTGATCAGTCGGGCCGGGAACGCCACGCTCGCCGGTCAGCTTCTCCAGCTCCTCGATCAGCCAGTCCGGTATGACAAGGATCTCGACCTCCCACGGGGCCCGGCCGGGCAGCCATTCGTAGGCCCGCCCGGAAGCGTGCCGGGTCGGCGGCAGCACCGCAAAGCCGCCCTTGCCGCGGATGTCGACGTCGTGCCCCGTGGACGCATTGGACAGCATCCAACCCGCAGGACATTGGAAGAACATCTGGCGGCCGCCGCCGCCGGTCCGCTGCTCCCACGTCTCCAGCTCGAGCCCGTTGTTGTTGACGTCGAGAACCCGCTGCCACCATGCCGCCGCCTTGCCGCCGACCTTGTAGGTGTCCAGATCCACCATGATCTTGCTGCCGGAGCACGGCCCGGTCAGCACGCCCATGTCGTCCATGCCGACATACTTGCCGCCGATCGCGTACCAGCTGTCGAACAGGGTCTGCGGCACCAGCTCGTTCTGGTACTCGCGCCAGCCCGCCAGCATCGGCCGCTTGTCGCGGCATGGCACCACCTGCAGGCCGCACGCGCGATACATCTCCGCCCACTGGGCGGGACCGGCAAAATCAGGATCGAAGCTTGGGAGCGGAGGCATCAGAGGCCTCCTGAATTGTTGTCCGGCCGGGCCGGGACTGCTATGAACATGGTTGTGGTTTCCTTTGGTTTTGCTTTCCAGAGCGCCAATGGGTTCTACACCAAAGGCGGGGGCCCCCAAGCCCCCGCCTTTTTACGTTGTCCCCGCTAATCTCAGCCGAAATCGTCGGGCGAGACCGTCGCAGTGGCCCGCTGCGGCTGCTGCGCTACAGGGTTCTCCCACGGCACCATCTTGGCCAGTGCCGCCAGCGGCTGCGGCTGCCCCGGCGGCGGCGCATACTGCCCACCGGTCGCTGGCGGTCCGCCATTGAGCGGCCGTGCGCCCTGCAGATGCGGCGTCGGTGCCACCATGGCATTCGGCGGCGGCAGGTCCTGCCGATCGGCCCAGCCAACGATCTGCCACACCGGCTGATAGTTGGTGCTCTGCCGCACGCCGCTCCCGGTCGTCACCGGCACCGTCTCCGGCATGATGATCACCGGAAGCTTGCCGGGGTTGGCCGCCATTCCCGCCTGATACTCCGGATACAGCTTCTCCATCGATGCGCGGAACGAATTGGACGTCCCGGCCATCTGCCGCACGTCGCCGCCGCAGCCCTTGGCAAGCTTCAGCGTGACCCGCAGGCCCTGCATGAAGTTCGGCCCCGGACACTCAGGCAGGGGATAGCCGGGAAACGGCACCATCACGAACGACGGCTGGCCGCCCGACGCAAAGTCCATCCAGCCGATCTCCAGCGCGTCGAGCGCCGCGATCGCCTTGAACGTGTTGGTGATGTCGACCTTTTCCTTTTCCCATCCATTGATGGTCTGCACGCTGTCGCGCCGGAACAGCCGCCCGGCCTTGGCGTCGTATTGCAGGATCGGCATGAAATCGCCGCTGCTCTTCTTCACAGTAAAACCGAAAATGCTCATGGCATTTTCTCCTCTGTTGCGGCAGTCAGGTCTGCCGCGCACCACACCGGATGATCCCGGTATCGGACTATTCTGGCGGCGTGTATTTTTCGTACGGGCCCGCGTAGTCGGTCATATCATGTTTCGACGGCGACGCCCGCGTCTCGAAAAACTCACCCAGCTCGGGATGCTTGTCCATGAACCACCGCGACATGCGCGGCGTCCAGTTGTTGTTGCAGGTGAAGTCGCGTTCGCCCTTGTCAACCTCGTAATGCCAGCGGATGCGGTGCATGACCGCGCGCGCCGAGTAGTGCTCAAAGCCACGCCGGGACAGTTCCAAGGTGAGCTTCTCAAACAGAAATACCACCCGCGGCGGAATACCGTTCACGTCACGCCGGTCGCGGCGGCCCTTGAACAGATCCCCCTGCCCGTTGTCGTCCACTAGACGCCCCAATACTTGAATGCCAGCGCCCTCTGCTTTGGCTCCTTCCAGAGGAAAGAGTCAACGTCCGGCGCAGTGATCGACAGAAAGAACTCCGGGTCTCTCGACAGCGCGATGAAGTTCTCGACGTTCTTGGCAATCCGCAGCAGTGCGTTGCGGTGCGCCGTGATGTTCTCAAGCTTGTAGGGCGCGATCTTTTTCGGTGTCACGTAAACCAGATGCGCCGCCATGTTGTCGGAGCCGCTGTACAGCGCCACCTGCCGCGCGTGCGGGATCTTGATCTCCGACGGCATTTTTTCGGTGGTCTTCAGGTCGGCGATGATGCCGTGCTGGTCCCACGCGAAGTCGTACTTGCCGACGATCGGCAGCCGCAGCTCGTCGGGGTGCCACTCGACCCAGCCCTGCGTCGACGTCGGAACGCCGTACTGGCGCATCTGCTTGAGCGCCGCCGTCACCATGTCGCCGATCGTATTGCGGTACAGCGCGCGCCGCGGGTCCGGCGACAGCAGTGTCAGCTCGTCATACTTCTTCTCGGCAACGTCGATGCAGTGCTCAAGCTTGGCCCTCGGGTCCATCAGCCCAAGCGTCACGCCATCCTCGACCGCGGTGCCGCGGTGTGCCGGGACGCCGACCGTCTGCTTGTCGCCGATGATGCGCTCGACCACGAACATGCTGATCGACATCGCGAACATATTCAGCGAGCTGGGCGAGTGCCGGTAGTACATCGGGTCCGGCTCGACGTTGGGGTCGAGGCCGAAGAGATCTTTTTGTGCTGCCATGGTCATTCCAGAAAACTACGACTGTTCGGTCATGCGGTCAATCGCGCGGCGATCTTCTCACCGGCCTGCGCCTCGGTCAGGTGCCCCGGCGGGATCGGTGCAAAGCGACTGATGTTGTAGGTCTCAAAGTCGGTCTCGATCAGCGGTGTGTGATGCAGACCCGGCACCGTGATGGTGACGCGATAACCATTCCACTCGAACTTGCGCAGGCCGCGGTGGTGAAATTTGACGTACTTGGTGCCCAGTCTGGTCTCGCGCTTGTGGGCCCGGACAATGTGGAAGATCCGCTTTGTCTTGCCGTTGTCGACCACCGGCTCGCGGTCCCTGAAGAAGTAGGCGGTGCGCTTGATCGGGATATTGAACTCGGCTGCGGCGTCGCCCTTGTGCACCATGATGCGCGTGTTGGCGAGCGCCGCGTCGCCCACCGCAGAGGCCGCCCAGCAGAACGACGACACGCCAATCCGCTCCGGCGAGGTTTTGTTTTGTATGGCGATGTCCTTGATGATCTCGGGATAATCGATGCTGGGGATGGTAAAGTGACTGCGCTTTTTATATTCCCGCCGCTCCTTGATCGAGGAGCGGCCGCGCTCCTTCAGCAGGACAACCTCGTTGTCCTTTGTCACCGCCACCCGGTAGCTCGCCATCAGCCCGTACTTGGCTATCGGCGCGAGCTTGTTCTCGTCGGTGTAGAATATCGTGACGTCGTAGAACGTGACGCCCTCCCGCGCCTCAAAGGGACTGGGCTTGCGGCGCGTGAAGTAGATGAATTTGACGTAGATCTTCACACGGTTGTCTGGAATGCTTTTTGAGTTGTGGATCAGCACGCCACCGAAGGCCGGGCGATGCTGCTTGAATACGTGCGGCACGTCGTAGTTATACAGCTCGCCATCCATCGGCACGATATGCAGGCCGGTGCGGCCCATCAGGCCGTACGCGCCGGGATCTGATTTCTTCATTTTGATGATGTAGCGAAAATAGCGATCGAGATTGTCGAGGATCGCACCCTTGAAGCGGTAGGAATGAACGTCCAGCTCGGCGTCTTCGATCGACTTGGCCGCCGTGACCGGCGGCAGCTCGACCTCTTCGGTGACCTCGGGTTTTCTTCTGCGAAATAGTCTCGCCCACAGCCGGGCCAGCATGTCTGAGATATCTCGAACGACCGAAACGCGCGCAGAAATCTCCGTCAATGTCATTAGCGCCACCCTTGGTTAGTTATCCTGTCGGAATGTAATTGGCCCGTTCATTTTGTCGGAGCTGTCCTTGACCATGTCGCGCAGCCACAGCGACACCGCCTCGGCGAGCGCGTAATTGGGCAGGCCGGTGACCTGCACCGTGATGGTCTGGGTGCCGTCGTCCTGCTCGTCGATCCAGCAGTTCATATCCAGCGTTGTCTTGGGCATGGTCTAGCCCTTCCCTGCATCGACCAACCGGCGGACGCCCTGCAGAACATTGATTTCGGTGATCGGGTTTTCTTCGTAGTCCCTGACGCCCGCGCTGTTTAGCGTGAAAGCAATAGCCTGCAGGATGCTGTCGCTCCGCGATCGATTGTCGAGCGCAGCCCGCAGCCTCTCGTTCTCGGCGTGTAGCCCGCGGATTACCTCATGAAAGTATTTTGTCTCGGCCTCCCATGTCTTCACGCTGTCGGGGTGGATCATCGGGCTGTCTCCTAAAAAAACGGACGGCGGGTCCGGGGGTGGCCCCGCCGCCCAGCTCCTCCACTAGGCTGCGACTGCGCCTTGCTGTTCGAGCAGCTTACGCTTGCGCCGCCGCTGGAGCGCGAGAAGACCAAACAGGCCTGCCCCGAAGTACCAGCCCGCCGGGCCCAATGGCACCGCCTGAACTTGCGGGATCAGAAAAAAACTATCGGGCCCATCGTTTGCGCCCGTGATCCTCGCATAGAACATCACGTCGTCGCCGGGATTGATCCCCGCCAACGTCAGGCCCGACAACGTGTAGTCGGGGAAGCCGGTGCCGTTCTGGATCGTTGGCAGCGCGACACCGCCCGGCCCCGGAGAGAACACGGCGAGGACGGTCTGTTGCGTTAAGTTGAGAAACCAGAAGCTTTCCAGCGTCTGCGCCGTGTTGCTCTGGTTCATGTCGATGCCGATATCGAACGAGATACGACCGCCGATCGCGTTCAGCAACGGACTGCCGTCCGCAATGGAATAGCCGACGCCAAGCTGGTCGATAGCGAGGCCGGAGCCGCCACCGCCGGGGACGACCGATGTCGAGAAGAACGACACCGTGTTGGCGTTGCCAGTGTTTCCAAACAGGTTATAGCCAAACCCGCTCGGCTGAAGCGGTTGGTTCGCGCCGCAGATTAGACAAGGAAGGTTTGTCGTCTGCTGCCCCGGTGCCGTGAGTGTCGGGGCGCTCAGGATGATCGCGCCGCTGGCGTCGAAGTCGAGCCCACCAAGAATGTCGCCCTTGGCCGGAAGCGTCAGGGCCGCCAGCACGGCGAGCCCTCCTAACAGATAGCGTTTCATTGGATACCCTCTGGTTGGCCGGATGCATCCGGCAGTGAGCGAAAGCCCACCGGGCGCGGGCCGCAATGGCCCGCCTCCGGTAAACTCATTTCTTCAGCGCCCCCCACCCACGTAAAGCATCGATCGCCTCCGGCAGATCCCGGCACAGCGCGTAATGGTGCCCCAGCTTCAGGCACATCTCCTCAAACATCCGCTGCGGCAAAGACTGCTTGCCGCCCCGGGTCTTCATCTCGATCCAGCCGGTGGCACCCTCGTCCAGCATGACACACAGGTCAGCCACGCCCGGCGTCAGACCTTCGTCTTTCAGGCGTCGGCCCGCCCAGACACTACGCTTGCCCGCATTGGGGATGGCGAAGGCAAAGACGTCCGGCTGAGCATGCAGCGACAGGTACAGCAGCACTGAAACCTGCAGGCTGTGCTCGCTGGCGCGGGAAAGGTATTGCTTGGCCTTCATTTGCGGCGGCCCCACAGATACTCCCGCACTGCCGTCAGCGTCGTGACCTCGCCGTCCATCCAGTAGGCGTAGCGGGTCGACACCGGGTAGTAGTGCACGGTCACCGGCCCAAACGCCGCCCGGCCGGTGCTCCGCAGCCCGGCGTCTTCGCAGGCCTTTTTCTTCAGCAGGAACAGCGCGTGCGGGTCGCCGTGCTGCTTGGCGTAGATCGCGCCCTTCCTCATGCGCGCCCTCGCTTGGCCCGCTTCGCCTTGAGCCGCATGCCCCACAGCTTGTCGGGTGCCGACAGCCCCATCGTCGTCAGGTGTTCGCGCAGCGTCACGTAAGTTGCCGCCGGGAACTTGTTGCTGACCTTCCAATTACTGACTGCCTTGGGGTTGCTGTGGGTCAGCTCCGCCACCCGGCTATTGCCGCCCAGCGCACTTATCACCAGCCCGACCGATGGGAGATTTGTCATTTTGGAAACCATACTCCATAAAAGTCCGAATGCACCCTTGTCGCTCCAAATTTATCCGAATAGCCTTCCGGGATCAATCCGGAGGAAGCAATGTCATACGTTGCCGTTATCGTCGTGGCGATGCTCGTCGCCGCCATCCTGCTGTGTCTGTTGCCAGACACTTATTTCCGGGGATAGCGGTGAGAAACCTTCCCGCCGCCGTAGCCGTTGAGGTGATCGTGATCATATCGCTGGTCGTGGGCATAGCCGTTGTCCTGACACGGGTGCTCGCATGAAAGGAACCCGACCGATGCTGAGCCGTGACGAGGCGTACCGCCTCGCCGAAGAGCACACTGCCAAGGGCCGCCATATCGAGGCGGCGTGGACCCTGACGGCGCTGCGCGGCGCACCCGCCGACGTGGCCGACCATCAGATCGAGGCAATGCGGGCCTGCTTCTACTTGGGTGCCGATTTTGTGGTGCAAATGCTGGTTACCGGCGAGGACCGCGGCTGGACGCCGGACGACGCCGCTGCTCACCTTGTCACCCTGCTGAAAGAGCTGGACAAATTCATCCTAGGCCGGAGCCTGCAGGCGGCCAGAGCCAGCGGCGAAACGGAGCACTGATGCATACACTCACAAAATCAGGCAAGCGATGGACGGTCGGCTATTGGACGCCGTTTGACGCCGGGCTCGAAGATCCATGGATAGCCGTTGCCACGCTCGACACCGCGGAAGACGCCGCCCACCTCGTCAGCTACCTGAACGGTGGCCCCGGCAATGCCGCGCTGGCGACACTGCACATCGCAGGTAAAATTAAATTCGTAGAATAATGGAATTGACAGCATAGGCCAGCTCGGCCTATTAAGGTTCATCACAACGGAGATGAGCCATGACCAACCGCGACCCCAACGACTACTTCCCGCAGGACGACCTCGACGCGCCCGCCACCAGCCCGGTCCGTTCCGGCAAGGCTGGCTACGTCGCGCCGGAAGTCCAGTTTGCCGAAGGCTGCCCCAAGTGCCGCGGCACCGGCAAGTTCACCAGCTGGTCTGGCCGCGTGCTGGGCGACTGCTTCTCCTGCAAGGGTGCGGGCAAGCACACCTTCAAGACCTCGCCGGAGGCGCGTGAGCGGGCCCGTACGCAGGCTGCGGCGCGCAAGGAACAGCGCGGGCAGGACGCCGTGGCGACGTTCAAGGCTGAGCATCAGGCGCAGTATGAGTGGCTGGTCGCCACCGCCCCGCGCTGGGACGTCGCCGCCTCGCTGCTGGCCGGGCTGCACAAATACGGCTCGCTGACCGACAAGCAAATGGGCCTCGTCGACAACGGCATCGCCCGTGACGCGGCCCGCTCCGCGCAGCGCGCCCAGCGCGATGCGGCGGCTCCGGCGGCGGACGTCAGCAAGCTTGAGGCGGCGTTCGCCACCGCTCGCGAGCGGGCAGAGCGGACCGGCCAGATGGGTGTGTTTGTGAAGCCGCTCAAGCTGACCGCCGACGGCGTGTCGGTCGCCATCAGCCCCGGCAAGCCGGGCAGCAAGTGGGACGGGCTCTTGTTCGTCCGCGACGCCAAGGATGACGATCGCAAGCTCGGCATGTTCAAGGGCGGCAAGTTCATCGCCGACCGCAACAGCACCCCTGCGGAGCAGGCGGCGATCCTCACCTGCGCCACCGACCCGCACACCGCGGTGGTGGCCTACGCCAAGGCATGGAGCCGCTGCGGCGTCTGCGGCCACGGTCTGCTGAACGACGTCAGCATCGAAGCCGGGATGGGCCCGGTGTGCCGCGCCAAGTTCGGCTGGGCCTGAACCCAGCCGCTCTACCTCCCGGCTCCGGCCGGGAGGCTCTACCCACCATCACAACGGAGACGACAATGATCATCACCACCATGCTGCACCAAGGCGTCATGCCTGACGACCTCGGCCTGATCCCCCACTTCCTGCATGAGGCCGACGACCGCCCGGCGGCGCAGCAGTTCAATGAGAACTATGCCCATGGCGGCGGCTGGCGTCCGCAGGAAGGCTTCAAGCTGCTGCCCAGCCGGGCCCTGAAGTATCCCGGCGACAGCCCCATGAAGCCGCTGGCGATGATCCAGTTCCGCAAGGAATTGATCATGATCTACCCCTACGGCTACGTCGCAATCATCCAGCCGGACGGCTCGTTCGAAGCCTGCAGGATGGACTGACATGGAGCGCGCAACAGCCATCAAAAAACTCGGCAAGCTTCTGGGAAAGTCGATGGCTTATCGGGTCAGCGACCACGCTCCCAACGCAGACCGCCGCGCCGCCGCAAGAGATCGACTGACGGCGGCGCTCGCGGAGCGGAAGACCTTGGCGGAAGCAATGGAGGCCCGCCGTCAGGCCGTTCTGGCTGCGGACGTCGCGTATCAAAGCTTGAAATCGGCCCACGCAACCGCAAGCGCACTGACCGACAAATTGTCGTCCTTGACCCGGCACTGCAAGTTCACGGTCGGCACCAACAACGGACTGTTTTTCGTTGTTCTGGCTGAAGGCGATACGTGGGAAGAGGTCATTGCCAAGATCGAAAAGCGCAGCTAAACGCAAAAAAAATCGCCCGGCAAGCGTGGGGGCCTGCCGGGCGATCTACTACAAACCACCGCGTACGTTCATCACAACGGATACGAGTGATGAGCGGCCGGAAAATAGGGCGGCCATCCTGCCCGGTCAACCTACAGCCGGACCGGCGACACGACGCCCAGCAGACCGGCAATCACCCAGACGATCACCAGTACCGCAATCACCGTGATCAACACCCTGATCACCACGCCAAACGGATGCGGCAGCGGCACCAGTGGCAGCAGTGCATAGACCGCCCACAGAATGACGCCCAGCACGATGAGCATCAGCACGACTGAGATTAAGGTACTGATCATTGCCGCCTCCTTAGTCGAAGCAAGAGCTGGTCGTCGTCGTGACGTTGCGCACGCGCCCGCCGATGCCGCTCTCGGTGATGCGGCGGGTCTGGTCGACCCTGCCGCCGACACACCCGGCTACTGGTAGGACAGGCTCCTGATAGACCCACCGCCCCATACAGCCGGGCAGCAGCAACAGCAGCAGGAGCGCCGCTATTTGCATTTCTGGATCACCTCGCTCAACAGCTTGTCGCGCTCGACAACGCGGCCGCTGATGCTGTGCAGCGTATACCAAACAATGCCGAGACACATCACGTTGATCAGCACCACCGGCAGCGCCAGCGGCTGGTTACGCAGCGCCTCCGCCAGCGTGTGGGCGACCCTGCCGGAGGCGTGGATCATGCGAGAGAACCCCTGATGTCGGCCCCATGCACGCCGGTGTAGACGTGCTCCTGCTTGACGCTGTCCCAGTAACCAAACCGGCAATTGCCCCAGCCGTAGACTGCGTAATTGGTGCCGCCGCCGCCGTGATCGGTTACGTAGCCGGGGTTGTTGCCGTACGCGGCCTGCCCGGCTTGGCCGGGGCCGCCGCCGTTGCCTTGATTGATGGCCGGATTGTTGTCTGCGCGGAAGCCGGTGCCGCCGCTCTCGGTCGTGCCGTCGGTGCCTGCGTGCCAGAATGAATTGCCGGTGTAGAAATACGGCACACCGGCGGGACCGGGGTTGTAGCCGCACCCGCCGCCGCCGTTGAAGTAATACGTGTTCGAAGGCATGTAGGTGGCACCACCGCCGCCGCCGCCCGCAAATATCTGCGCACCCGCCGTGACCAAGTTAATCGATCGGTCGACGTAGAACGCAGGACCGCCTGCCGCCCCCGGACCCCCGCTCTGGTACCCGCCGCCCTGTCCGCCCGCACCTTGGATGCGGCCGTACACAATCATGTTCAGCGTCGCCCGCGGCGATGGACCGCTGTCCATCTCGCCCCACCCGCCCAGCTGCAGGGCCCACGCGCCGGTCGACGACGCGCCGATGTAGACGCCGGGATTGATGATGAACAGGATGGTGTCCTCGGCCTTCGGTGCCGGGTAACCCCACGAATTGTAGACCGCACGTAAATTGACGTCGTGCGCATTGCCCGTGAAGGTCACCACCTTCGGCGGCGGCTTTATCTTACCCATGATGTTGGAAATGCCGGGCATCATTGGCGTCAGGCCATGTTCGGCAGGTGGACGCACCAGATGTATTCCGGCGACAACACCGAGTAGCTCACGATGTCGTTGCCGCCACTCCACGCAGGCTTAATGCCGTTGGGGAACTTCCACGATGTGCCCCACCCGGCGATGGTGGTTTGAATGAGTAGTGTCCCCTTCTGCCCCTGCTTGGCGTTGAGCGGATTGTGGATCGAGCCGCCGACACTCTGAAAGTCAAAGCCCAGCGCCATGTCGATCGTCACCGACGCACCAACGGTCACCACAGCCGCTGCTGCCCACACCGTGTTCGGCGTCACCGTCTTGTAGCCCGCGGCGTTCGACCTAAACTCGGCCCCGGTCGCCGCAGGCGGCAATGTCGTAATGTCAGCCTTGAGGTCGAGGGCGGTCTGGATCGTTGCCTGTAACGCCGTGTCGGCCGCCACCATCACGTCCTTGCGTACCGCGTGCGCGTCGCCCGGCGGCGGCGTCGCCGGAAGCGATAGGTGCCCGGTCATGACATCGCCTGCAATATCGACCTTCAGCTCGTCCAGATCCGCTAGCGCCTCATCGAACGCGGCCTCGATCATCGCCGTGGCTCGCACCCACGCGCCCCACACGCCGGTCTTCTTCTCGCGGACATAAAGCGTCCCCGGCACCGCGTCGTCGTCCAGATCGGTCGCGTGAATGATCACGTTCTGGTTGGCGGGCGGATACGCCACGGGGTCGGCCGAATACACCAGCCCGGCAAACGCATGCCCGCTGGCAGGCGAGCCGCTCGCCGTGGAGGCTGCGCGGAACGAGCCGGGAAACCAGACGTGACTGTCGAAGTTCGTCACCACCTGCGAGGATTTCTCGGCGTTCAGGTTCATCAATGCCTGCTCGGCATTCTCCGCCGCGGTGCCCCCGGCGATGATCGGCCGCGGCGCATTGAGGTCGATCACCAGATCGGACACGAAGCCGTTATACACCGCGCTCTCGATCGTCGTGTCGGTGACGACGTCGGGATGCGGCTGGTGGTAGATGTTCGAACCGTCGCGTGGCATTGCTGACCTCTATCGGTAGTTCGGATTGACCGTGATGCGCAGCGGCTCTTTCTTTTCGCGTTGCTGCCGCATCAATTCAAACACGATAGCGTTCTTTGTCGCCTCTATCGTCTGCCGCGTCGGCGTGTAGGCGTGGCCCGGACCAGCCCGCATGCCGGGCGTTGCCGCCTGCCGCTCAAGGAACATCGGCGAGCGCACCCGCATCGCCCGCGTTGCCTCATCGATCTCGCGCGCCATGCTGCGGTTGCCGAGAACCCGCAAGCCGCGGCCCGCGCCCAGCCCAGCCAGCGACATCAATGCCGCCGTCTGCGGGTCTTGCCCGCCAGCCAGCCCCGCACCACCGGCCGCGCCTGCGGCGACCACTGCGCCCAATCCGCCGCCGCCGCCCAGCATGTTTCCGGCCTGCCGGGTGAACTCCGGCAGCGTGCTGCGGCGGATCAGATCCTGCACCGACCGCCGCTCGGCGGCGTTGTAGCCCATCAGCGGGTCGGCCTTGCCCTGCTTGTTGACAATGTTCTTGATCTGCTGCCGCGCCGTGTTCTCGAAATTGAGCCCGGAATGCGCCGACGCTGACGCATTAACGGCGCGCTCATTGGCCCCCTCGATTTGCCGCGCCCGCGATCGCGCTGCCCAGTTCGCATTGCCCTGTCGCAGCAGCTCGGCGGCTTCCTGCTGCTGCACCCGCGTGCCGCGCTCAAGGTTGGCCGGGTCGCGAATGAAATCGTCAATCATGGTTTTGGCCTGACGGCCGCCGATCGCCTCCTTGCCGCCAGCCTTCTGCGCCGCGCTGAGCTGCTCCCACGTCGCGCCAATGCTGTGCGGCTCCATCCGCACTGTTGCGCCGGGCGGCGGCACGATGTCGCCGCGGCGGATGTCGTCTATCGCTGTATGCACCTTCGGCGCATTGCGCGGGTTGATGCCCTCCTGCCGGATCAGCCGTTGTTCAAGATCGGTCGCCGCATCGAAGTAGGGGCGCGGCCGATAGTCGATATCGGTATTGCGGAATGCGTCGAGCTGCTGGCCGCCCCTTGCGCCCAGCTCCGCGCTGCTCGGCACCGCTGCCCGCGGCACGGCCGCAGGCCGCGCCAGCGGACCGGTGATGGCTCCGCCAACGGCCCCGACACCTGCGCCGGTCTTCAGGTTTTCCGGCAGGCTTTCCCAGTCATAGGTGTGCCCGGCGGCCTGTCCTGCGCCGACAACCGCGCCCTCGGTGCCATAGCCCAGCATGCGCCCTACAGCGGGCAGAACGCCGGTGCGAGCCGCGCCAATGCCGCGCGAGATCGCGCCGCCAATCAGTCCCGCGCCGGGCGTCAGCACACTGCCGATCACGTCGCCGCCCATCGTCGCCCACGGGCTGCGCTCGCGGGCCTCCAGCGTCTTCTTGACCTCGTCGCCGCCCAGCGCCCGGTCGAGCAGTCCGAAAGACAGCGTGTCGGCGGCGGTGCGGACGACGTCGTCGGCGGTCTGGCCGACGTTGGCGACAGTATCGCGCCACGTTTTTGGCGGCGCATCAGCCGCCGGAGGCGGCGCGCTGCCGTGCTGCTTGTCCAGCTCTTCCCAGCTTGGTCCCGCCATGCGTCACCTGTTGCGCCGCTTGTAGCGGCCGATCTCCAGCTCGGCGGAGCCTTCGCCAAACCGTGCATCGAACGCGCGCTTGTTTTCCGGGGTCGGCTCCGACACCAGCTTGTCGACAAACGGCTGCGGTGCCGTCTCGGTGCTCGGCAATTGGAAGTCGCGGTGCGCCCGCGTGCCCTTGAGGTAGTAGTCGCGCCGGTCTTCGAAGTCGTTGAGCTTGTCGGATGCGAGCCGATTGCTGGTGTTGAGCAGCTGCCGGATCGCGGCGGGCTCCAGCGTCGGGTCGGCACCGGACGCCTTCTCGGCCAGCTGCCGGTCGGTGTTCGATACTTGCGCGGTTGAGCCGCCCTGAATGTTGCGGACCGCCTGCCCGATCGCGGCCGACAGCGACGCACGCAGCACCTGCGTGTTTGCCGCGGCGTCGCCCGCCATGCCGTTGTTGAGCGCAAACGCCTCCAGCCGTTTGACATCGATGCGGAAGTTCGCCCCCCAGCCGGTCACTACGCCTTCGTTGATCGCCTTGATGGCCATTCGGTTCATGTTGAGCTGGTGAACGATCTGCTGTGCCTCGACCTTGCTCTTGTCCATCTCGGCAAAGAACTTATCGGGGTCGCGCCCGCCCAGCCGCTCCTTCATCCCGGCGTCGTCGCGCGCCTTGCGGACCTCTTCCCAAGTCTTGGCCTCGTCGGCGGCACGCTTGCCGCCCTCCAGCCGGGCCTTCTCCTGCTCCTCCGCCAGCTTGTTGTGCAGGGTCATGCGCGACTTGTAGACCTCGATGTCGCGCGCATAGGCGTCGTCGCGCTTCTTCTGCTCCCGCGCGATGACGGTGTCGGCGAGCCTTGCGACGTCCGGGTCGCCGGGGTTGGTTGCCTTCAGCCGGTAGGCCGCGGTTTCCTCCTTGCCCATTGGCGGCCGCACCGGAGCGGTGGGCTCGACCAGCGGCTTGCCCGCGTAGGGGGTCGTCGGAGGCCCGGCAACGATCGGCGGCACCGGCGCGACCGGGGCGACGCCCGGTCCTGCCTGCGCCACCGCCTGCCCCGGCCGACCAATGGGCGCGGGCGCAATATCGGTGACGGTAACCGGATTAGAGCCAGTCCCAGTCGGGCTCGATTGCGGCGAGGTTGTCGCCGCCAGCGTAGGGTCCACCGGAGGCACCGCCGGGCCCTGCTGCTGCTGTTGGACCGCATTGTAGATCTGCTGGCGCTGCTTCGCCGTGTCGGCAATGCCTGCGCCGGTGGCGGAGCCCAGTGGGCTCAGGCCCGGCATCGGTGCGTCGGAGCCGATATCGCCGCGCGAGGCGGTTGCGGTGGCAAGGAATGGGCTGCCGGGGCGGCTCATGCCGATCACGTCACGCATGCGGGCCTCGCCCGCCACGTCCTCCTCGCTTGGCCCGGCCTGCTGTTGCTGCGGCTGCTGCATGATCGCCGCCGCGATGGCGTCACGCATATCCGGCGTTTCCAGCGGATCGGCCTCAGCCATGCGGGCGGGCCCACCCATCACCGCCGCCGGGTCGGCCTCTGGCGGAGCAGCCGTGGCCACTGATGCGTTCCCGTCGCCCGGACCCAGCATCCCTGCCAGCCGGGCGGCGTTCCGCTCCCGCCCCCCCGTTCTGTCGGCAGACCGCTCGTAATACCGATTGATGGCGGTTGCCGCGGCTTCCGGCGTCTGGGCCGCCAGCAGCTTCTGATAGGCGCGCTTTTCGGTGGTGTCGTATTCGTGGCGCATGAACGCCTGCTGGGCCTCCGTCGTGCGGTGGTCCATGCCGCGCTCACTGGCGAACCGCTGTAGCGCAGCAAAACGGGGGCCGCGCCACTGCGCCGCCCCGAATGCCGTGCCGCTGTCTCCCGCCACTCCCCACGGCTTGATGCCGGGGCCGCTCTCGGCCTGCAGGTTGGCCACCTTCGCCGCCGCCTGCGCGTGGCTGAGCCCCAGCCCGCCCTCCTCGCGGGGACGGGTCGCGAAATTGTACCAGCTCTGCACATTGCCGCCCGGCGCGCCTCGCGGCGTCATGGCCGCCTGCGCCGGAAGATCTCCGCTCGGCCGCGGCCTCGGCATGCGCATGTCGGCCGTCTGCGGCACCGTCGGCTGCCAGTCGCCGGGCTTCGGGGCCAGCGCCACAGCGGGGTCAGGCGGGCCGCCCGGCGTGATCAGCTTACGCTGGTCATACGGCTCCGGGTCGAGCGGCCCCTGCTGCGGGGCCACCAGCCCCGCGGCGCGGGCATTCAGCGCCGACGGCGACGGCGCAGGGGGCAGGTAGGGATCGGCCTCGGGCGGGGGCTCCGGGCTCGCCAGATCGGCCGGGCCCGCTGGCGGCCGGAAGCTTGTTGTCACCACCGGCCGACCTGCAGGAGCGGCCACGGGTGCAGGCTCGGGGGCAGCCCCGGCAACAGCATCAAACCGGGTCGTAAATGCCGCCGGACCGATGTCGGGTTGATCGCCGCCGCCCTGCGAGGCATCGAACCTGTCCGCAACAACCCACGGCTCCGCCTGCGGCGGGGCAGCCGCGACCGGAGCCGCCGGAGCTGCCGCTGCTGGCGGTGCTGCTGTCGGAGGTGGCGCGGTCGTGACGGGCGCTGTTGTTGGGCGAGGTTCCGGCTCTGGCTCTGCGGGGTAGAGCTTCTGGGCCTCCGCCGCCAGCTTGGCGTCGCGGGCCCGCTCGGCCTGCTCCAGCCGCCACATCAGCCCGGCCTCGCCAAGGCTCTCACCGAAATACGTCAGCCCCTCGCCAAGGTTCTTCGGGAAGCCGCGCTGGCGCGCCGCCAGCGACGCCGCGATGCGGCGGCGCAGCTCCAGCGAGCCGTAGCTCAGCGCCGGATCTTTGCCGCCCGGCCAGATCAGATAGCCGCCGTCCCCGCCGCCTTCTGTCTTTGCCATGTCAGGCCACCTTCAGGATTGAGCCAAGCTTGGCTTGATCGATGTACTTGATGCCCTTGCGGGTCTTCACGGCGCGCCTGTCGATCCGCTCGACGTCCTGCGCCATCGGTCCGACGTGACGCTCGCGTTCCGGGTCGTGCTTGTAGGCGTACTCGTACACCGGCAGCTCGCGCTCGGAGCCCTTCGGGTCGGTGGCGAAAATTGTCCCGACCTTGTCGACGTCGGTCTTCATCCGCTCGTCGGACATCTTCATCATGCCGCCCATCAGGCCGAATATGCCGCCCATCAGCGCGTTCTGATTGGCCGACTCTTGCTTGTAGATATCCATGTCCTGCGAGAAACGATTGTTGATCAGCCCGGCCACGTCGGTGGTCGGGATCTGATTGTTTGGCGTGTTCACGAAGTTCGGATTGCTGATCTGCGAGCCGGACAGCAGCGAGCTGATTTCGTTGATCGGCTGATTGCGCAGCGCGTACTGCTCATTCATGTACTGATTGCGGCTCATATTCTGCGCATTGAAGCCGCTCTGTGCCTGCGCGATCTGTTGCGCCAGCCCTGCATTGGTGAACTCGCCGCGCGCTGCCTCCTGCTGGAATGCCGTCGACTGCGCCATGTTGGCAAACTGGCCGCGGCCCTGCGCTTGCGTGTAGGCCTGCTGCTGCGCGGCGTTCTCAAAGCCCGCACGCTGCGCCGCCATGTCCATCATGCGCTGCTGTTCTTGTCCGCCCGCCGCCGTCACACCAATGCGTGCGTCGTTGGCCTGCCGGTTGTAGTCGTCCATCGCCTGCTTGTAGGCGGGCGAGCCGTAGCGGATGCCCTGCTCCTCAAGCCGCTGTTCGATGTTGCCGCGCTCGCGCTCAAGCTGCGGGTTGAGCCGCTGATACAGCGCGTCCTCGACCCGGTTGCGATCGGCGCTGAAGTCGCCGGGGCCGTAGCTGCGCGTGATGTCGCCAGCCTCGCCAAATTCAGTCTGCTGCTGTCCGACGTCGTCGAACTCCGTCAACGCCTTCGGCACGCTGCCGATCGCCCCAGCATCGCCCGCCGCCGGTGCGTTGCTCAGATTGATATCGTTGGCCAGATGCGAAGACAGCCGCGCGCTCTGCGCGTTTGCCATGCCCGCCATGTTGAGCTTGGCGGCCATGCTCTGGTCTTGGATTGCCTGCCCCTGCGGCGTCAGGCTTTGCGTCGCCGTGAACGTCGGAATGTTGACGTTCATTCCAGTGTAGGGGTCGTACCAAGTGTGATTGCCGGTCACGTCGTAGCGGAGGCTGCCCTCCGGCGTGATCTGGTTGGTGTTGTTCAGAAACGCATTGGCTATGGACGTGCCGACGTTCGTAGACGTCGAGGCTCGCGCCGTGTCGGCCGGGTTCGGGGGTGGTGGGGGAGAGCTTTTGCCGCCCATGTCAGTATCGCCCTAATTGGCCCGGCATGCCGGGGATCTGCGTTCCGGGCAATTGCCCGACTTGCGGCGGCTGCTGTCCGACCAGCCCCGGTACATTCGGCGGCGGCGGCAGCGGCGTCCCGCCCATCTGCGGCGGCATGCTCTGCGGCGGAGCCATCGGCGCGCCCTGCCCCACTCCCATCCCGAAGGCCGGACCTTGCGCGCCGCCGGGTGCTGGCGGGGGTGCCTGCATCGGCGGCGGCATGGCCGGACCGCCAGCGCCCTGCATGTTTGGGGACGCAGAAACGCCGGACGGCACGATGGGGGATTGCGTGGGGGCACCCGCGCCCATGCCGGGCATCTGGGTGCGCGGTGGCGGGTTCTGCACGTTCAGCAGCGCCTGCGTGATCGCGTTGCGCTGCATGTTCATGCCCGGATTGGTCGAGCCATATGGCATTACGCGGCCTCCTCATGCGGGGCGTCGAGCACCTCATGGTGCCGCAGCCGCTTGTTGAACCTGTTGGCCATCCAGTCCTCGACCGTCAGCGTGCACAGGACGCCGTCACGCTCGCGACCAAACATCCGCGGCACATTGATGAATGCGTAGTCGTACACGGCGAGTTGCCGCAGCAGCCGTGTGTTATCGGCTGGTGTCTTCTGGAACAGCATCTGGCAGCCGCACTGCAAGAAAGGATAGCTGTACATCCTGCGAATAGTCTCGCGGGTCAGCCATTGTTTCCCCGGCAAAGCCGCGCCGTGCATCTCAATGGTTTGTGATAGGTCGTCGTAGCTTGTGTAGACCAGCCCGGCGATCAGCAGCCCTGTCTCATCAATCACGCCGATGGCGCGCGCGTCCGGGCCGTATGAATGGCCTCCCGCATGCGGGATCATCGCGGCGACAAAGCCGCAGACCTCCATCGGATGATCGTAGACGTATCGCAGCATCACAGCCCTGCCAGCTTCCTTGCAATCGCGCTGCGCCGCGCGTCCCAGTCATACTTGCCGCCCTGCGACCACACCCGCAGCGCCTCCGGGTCGACCGCGCCCTTGCCGCTGTAATCGAGGTTCAGTGGGATCGCTCCGCCGCCATACTGATCACTGGGTGCCGACCCGCGATCGGCCATCGCCGGGAACGGCATGCGCGTATCCTCGATGCCCTGCGGCGTCATCGAGCGGTACATGGCCGTCCAGTCCGCCACCGCCTTCTCTGACGGCGCGTAGCCCTTGATGAATGCCGGGGCGAACAGCCCGCCCATGGCTCCGGTCGGGTCGTAGTTCTGGTACAGGTCCGGCACTGCTGCCTCGGCCGGAACGGGGACTGGCACGTCAGGCATGGTTTGCTCCTACACGTTGACGCCGAGACGCTCGAACGTCGCGTCGACGGCGATCATCTCAATCTGCGGCCGCGCCTGCTGCGCGACTGTGGTCTGCACGACAACAGCGTGCGTGAAGCCGGTAATGCCGATCGATACCCAGCCGCTGTTGCGCACGATCGGCTGCGCGTTCACACCGGTGTCCCACTTGCCCTGATCCCACAGCGCCTGATCCCACACGTCCGTGATGCCCGGATCGGGACCGACCGGAGGCGGTGGTGGCAGCGCAATGGAGAAGTCGGTGCAGCTCGACAGCTGCGGCTGGAAGCCGCCCTGTGCCGCCGAGAACGAGGCGCGCGCCTGATGCCACACCACCGTCGACGGCTGGCTCTGCAGCGTGCCCCAGTGGCCGACGTAGGTGCAAACGTATGGCTTGCCGTCGTCGTAGCCAGTGCGGTCGGCTTGCATGACGATGCCATTCTGCGTACCGAAAAACAGATCGTTGCGCATGCGCATGAAGCACGTCGCGTCCCAGCCGGTGAACCGGCACCATGCATTAGTCGCGGTATTGACGACGGCGCAGCGTTCCTGACCGGGCTTGCCGCCGGGCCACGTCACGAACAGACCACCATACTCGTCCCACCGCTTCATCGACCAAGCCCACTCCCGCTTGTCGATTGCCTCGGCGCGCCACATCGAGCGGATCTGGTAGGTGACCTTCACCAGATCGAGCTGTTCGGCCTCCTTGGTGATGGTGGCGCTGACCGGCACCAGCCCGTCCAGCGTCGCAATCAGCAGGTCGCCGCCCAGCGTGGCGTGTGCATTCATGCCCAGCGGCGGGTCGGTCTGGTAGCGCCCTTCCTGCCGCCAGTTCGCGGCGTTGCCGGGATCGCCGCCGGTGAAGATCAGCAGCTCACCAAGGTCGGTGCAGAACACCAGCTTGTCGTCCAGACCGTCGCCCGCATCGATGCCCCACGTCGCAGCGAACAGCAGCTTGCCGCCGCGGGTCGCGGCACCCGACAGCGGGATCTGGTTCAGCTCGCCCTCGATGGCGTTGAGCGGCAGATACCAAGCATTCATCGAGTTCTGCTCGATGAAGAACAACCGGCTGCGATACTTGCAGACGTGCACCAGCAGGCCGCCGTCCGCGACGGCGGCGTCGGGGTACTTCACCGGGTCGGCATAGATCTGCCCGGCGTCCAGCGTCTCCCACGTCAGACCATTGAACCGCAGCACCGGGTCGCCGCCGTCGTTCACGACAATGAGGTTGTCGCCGCTCGCGTTGGCGAGCTGTGCCGACGCATAGTTGCCGGACGTCTGCCCGTCCTTGACCAGTACCGGCGTGCCGCCGTTGGTGACGTCGTACAGCTTGGTGGCGTTGGCGGCGAACATGCGGTGCGCAACGCCGCTGGTAAACTCCATTCCGGAGATGATCGGCGTGTTCTCCGGCAGCACGCACCAGCGAATGCAGCCGCCGCGCAATTTCACGCCGCGCAGCGTCGGCACCCAGTTGTCGAGCACCAGCGCGCCGCCCGGCTTCATGAACGCGGCGTTGTCGGACAGCGTCAGCCCACGCGTCGGCGACGGGATCGAGATAGCTGTATGCTTCTGCGCGAACTGCTGCGGCACCGGCTGGCGGCGAAAGGCTTGGTGTATGCTCATCGCGCCCTCGCATACTTGAACGGGTGTTCGGCGAACGCGGCGTAGATGATCGCGTGGCCAGCCGAGTTCATCGAGGAAGTGTTTCTGATCTTGAACCCGTTGCTCAAGATGTCGATGTGGATGTCCTGCGCCCCGTCGGTGTACGCGGGATTGGTCAGGTTTGTGTGCAGGATGGAAACCTTCGTTGTCCCGTTCACAGAACTCCGCGCCGTATCAATCAGCCACCAATTCCACACAGCAGAAATATCTTTCAGCAAAAGAAAACGCGGCCTAAATCCGCACCACACAAACGGCCCGTCGGCAATTCCGCTTCCGGCGAAGTACCAGAAGTGTGAAAAGCCCGGCACCTCGGAAAACAACCAAGTCACTTGCGGGCCAGCACCAAATGCTGTGCCAATAAAGAAATGCGTGGCCGTCGGCGCTTGATAAAATATTGTCGCGGATGTTTGCCTCGCTATGTCCATGTTGATCGCGACGATCTCCGTGCCGCCCATGCACTTGTGCCAAGTGTGGGAATTTGAAGCGCCTCTTTCCCTCTGGATCAGCATCGCCGGGACAGCGCCGAGACTGTGCGGGATGGCCTCGTTGACCGCATTGGCCTTATTGTACGTGACGATATCAACGCCGGGCAGCGCCCCCTTCTTCCACGCCCAATCAACGAAGGTCGTCCCCGCTCCGTTGATGCCGACATGGCCGTTGAAATCGTACCCGTTCGGCAGGAAGTCCATGTCCTGATAGTCCGAGACATCCTCGGCGACGCCAGCAGGCAAGTATGCAACCTTGTCGGTGCCGCGCACGCTGTCGAACAGCCGAAAATCGGACGCGACATTAAGGGTCTTCGACCACAGCATATCCGGCTGGAAGTCGAGCGTCGTCAGACTGCCGGGCGCTCCGGTGCCGGTACGCAGCTTGGTGTCGAAATACTGCGAAGGCTTCTTGATCACCGGATCGCGCAGATTTTCCGTGCAGAGTGTCTTGTGACCGGCCGGTACAGGATAAACGAACGGCCCCTTCTGTCCGAAATTCGCACTGCACTGCCCGTTTGTAGAGCAAGAAATCGCGGGGGCGTACCGATCACTCTGGCTTTTCAAATTGGAGAACGCGACGCCCTGCGAAACGCCTTGGTTGTAGAACGTGATTGTCCCGGCATCCATGTCGAGCGCGACACCGAGAATATGATTGAGGGCAAAGGCTGACCCGTACCCCACTCCGCCGGTGACACCGTTGTACTTGTTTCCGCTGGGATGGTAGCCCCAACCGTCAGCGGTCTGCCCCACATAGATGTACTCGGTTTCGCTCCGTCCCGCCAAGTAAGTGTGCCAACCCATCACCCCCACCATCACATCGCCAAGGTAGTGGATGCTGACTTCCCAGTACCACTTGCCCTCGGTCACCCAGATGGTCCCGCGTGAGGCTCCCCAATAGGGACTGCCATTGGCGAGGTATAGGTTGCCGTCGTAGAGGACCACATTCGGATGATTGTCCAAGTAATTGAAGATGCAATAGTTGCCGTGCGCCCGGCCATTGACATCGGTGTAATTGGTCGGCGTGTCGTATGATCCGCCGTACAGGCCATTGTACGGGGTCAGGTTTTTATCGGGCACCGCCGTGCCAGAGGTTTTTTGCAGTTCGTTCGGGATGGTGGTGCCGACCGACAGGTTGGCGCGGAAGAGAGAAATATACAGACTGTTTATCGTAGTGTTGCTGTTAGCCTCAAAAATTACAGCGTCAGCCCCGGCTGTATTATGCGTGGTCGTCACAGAACATTTAACCCAAGCCCCAACCCTTTCTACCTTCGCTGTTGTATTCGTCCCAGTGCCTAAGTTTGCAACGCTTGTGACGGCTCCACCAACCACAGACAAATCGATAGTGGCCATCCCGCCATTTACGCTGCCGTTAAATATATTAACACTCGTTATCGTACCGGCCGCGGCGATGACAGCCACTGTCGTTGTTTCGTTAACGGCTCGCGTTATGCTGTAAGAAACTTTTGGCCGCGCAGTGCTGCTGCCGACCGCGAGAGAACACGCGCTGGTGCCGCCGAATGGATCATTTTGACCAGCAGTCACAACGGCATTATTCAGCTTAGTCCAGTTGGTTGCGAAAGCATCCGACCACGGCAGCAGATTGCTCATCCCGCTGTAGTCTTTGCCCATGCCTGCGGCGGTTTCGACGCTGTCGGTGTATTTCCAATAACATCCGGCCGCACCAAATAAGCCGGTGTAGGCCTTTGGCTCCCATGCGCCGGTCACCGTATTGAACTGGCCAAACATCGACGCCGGATGCGCGTAGCCGTCGATCAAATATTCCTCGGCCTTGTACGCATGAAGATATTGCGCGGGTGTGGCTCCGAAATACCGCCCGTTCGACACAACTGTGCCGGGCTCCCCGCCAAAAAGCGGAGAGTTCTGAGGAAAAGTGCTGTCAGAGGACAATTCCGACGCCGTGGCCTTCACGCCGTTGATGTATATTTCCACTGCATTGGCGCTAATCGGCGTGTTCCAGTTGACGACGATGTGCATCCAAGCACACGTGTCGTGAAGTGACCCTTGGTAGTAGATGCGACCGGCAAGCGCACCGCCGATGACGTTATGTATGTTGAACTTGTTACTCTCAAACGAGATCGCCGTCCGGTTGGCCTCGTCCCAGCGCATTTCCAAAAGATATTGATTTGTAAGACTGAGGCGCTTGACCCAGACGCTGTAAGTGCCGACGTAGCGGTTGCTTCCGGCGACGACACTCCTCTGGAGGTATGAGGAAACGTGCGGCCGAAAGAACATCGAACGATCGATCCGATATCCGGGTGACACGCCCGCAACCCAACTGGGTATGATGCCGGGCAGCATTATTTGAAATCCGCAGCGAAGCTGCACATGATGTAGCTGCCGCCGTAAACCGCATAACTAATGATATCCCAAGCACCCACCACTGCGGTGAGTTGCGGTTTGATGCCGCCCGGAAACTTATAAAACGATCCCCACGTCGTGATCGTCGCCGCCCCGCCGCTGTTCTGAATGCCTATCCACCCCTTCTGGCCAGCCTTTACATTTGTTGGATTGGCTAATGTGCGGCCCGCCGTCGTCATGCTTATGCTGAAATCAAAGCCCGCCGCAAAATCCGGCGTAAAGGCTCCGGCGGCCTCAAAGACCGTGACAATTGCGGCTGCATCCCACACCGCGCCCGGCGTGAGCATCTTGGTCGGCGCGCTGTTCGCGCGATACTCGGCGGCAGTGGCGGCAGCGGGAGCTTTGGTGTCCACGTATTGCTTGGTCGCGGCCTCCAGCGCGTTGGCCGGATCGGCGGGGAGCTGGACCGGCACCAGTGCCGTCAGCAACGCGCTACCGATAGTGAAACGCGCCACGCCAGCCGTCGCGAAACACAGCGTATTGCTAATCCTGTACATGCCAGCGTCGGGATTGTTGGTGAACGAATAAGACGGGGCCGCGGAACTGCCATCGGCTGCGCGCGTCGGAACAGTCGTCGTCAACGCGCTGCTGTTGACGTAGAACCGCGTTACGTCAGCCGTCGAGGCATACAGGCCGGTCGATGTCCCAAAGAACCCAGTACCGGCGGTGCCAAAGTTCAGCTGTGTGTTGTTTTGCGAACCAGCATTCGGCAGCGCGACCGGCCCGTAAGAGACAATGCCCGTCGATCCCACCGACATCCGCAGGGCACCCGCCGTCGCAAAGCCTAAGGCGCTGCCGGTGTAATACATCCCGGCACTGGTGTTGCCGGTGAAACTGTATGTTGGTGCGGCTGGGTCATTGGTAGGCCCGCGCATCGTGTAAAAAAAGCTGCTGACGCCAATCGCGTCCCAGTTCATCGTTTCAAAGTTGTTGCAGGACACCGAAACGTTGTTCGCCGCCTTGCGGAACAGCCCGGTAGCGACATCGCCAAACGTCAGCGCCGGGAGCGGCTTCGTCCCCGCAGGCAATTTCAGCGCGCCGGTCATCGTGTCGCCAGCCTTGGCGACCTTCTCGGTATCCAGCTCGACAATCGCCGCCTGCACGTCGGTTGCGGCGATGTTGCCAACCGGCGTGAACGTGACGCTGCCCGCTGACCCGCCGCCAGCATCCGCTATCCAGCCGCCGTCCTTGCGGTTGTAGGCAGTGCCGTTTATCGGCGCTTCGGGGACCGGGCCGGGCGGACCGGTTGGGCCGGTGTCGCCCTGCGGCCCCTGCGGGCCAGTGTCGCCTTGCGGCCCTTCCGGCCCCGGCACCGTGCTGGCCTCACCCTCTGGCCCCTCGGGGCCGGTCTCGCCCTGCGGCCCTTGCGGCCCAACGGGGCCGGGCACAGTGCTGGCGTCGCCGGTGTCGCCCTTTGGCCCAATTGGCCCCGTCGGGCCAATGGGCCCCTGCGGCCCCTGCTCGCCCTGCGGGCCAACAGGCCCCTGCAGGGCAATGTTGAAGGCTGTCCCGCTCGGAGGGACGAAAGGATTGCTAGAGGTTGGCATGCCAACCCCCGGCGACGTGCGGGTAATTGGACAGAATAGGTGCCGGGCCGTCGCTGCCCATGGCGTTGGTCAGAGCGTCGCCGTAGGTCCCCATGTCCTCGGCATACGGGCTGCCCTTGTTGGCCTTCCATTGCCAAACCATGCCCAGCTTCAACAGCCGCTCGTCTAATACGAAGGTATCGGCGTCTGACAGAAAGGTATCGCTATAGCCGCCGACACTGCCGCCCGGACCGGCCAGCGCCACGCAGTGCTTGCTGAGATAGACGAACGAGGCTACCGCCCCCGGCGGCAGTACGGGGAAAATGTGGATCTGGCCGCCGATGTTGGTCCACTCGCCGCTGCCGTCGGTGCGGTTATCCTTGCGGCGGCGCACCCACATATCGGCATCGGGAAAGAACCGCAGCGGCGCATGCGTAGTGACCGACGACCAGACGTTGGTCGTCTTCAGCATGCGCCGGTAGTTGTTCGGCAGATCCCACGCCGTCGTGATGCCGTCGCCGGTGAACGAGTGCAGCGCCTTCATCCGCGTCCAGTCGCGGGTGTCGGTGGCGATGCGCTGCGCCATTTCGTTGGCGAGCGTCACCATCTCCTGCATGGTGCGGTTGCCGACGATGCCTGCAAACACGCTCGACGGCTGCGACACGCCGACCACAGCGCAAACATCGCGCACCACAGTCAGCAGTGTCATGTCTAGACCTTCTGCTTGAGATCCATTGCCATGCGGACCAGCGTCTTACGGCTGATGGTGCCGTGCGGCGCGTGTCCGGAATTGGTCGTGATGTACTCGCGAACCTGTTCGACCGTCATGTCATCGAACATTGCGTCGGCCTTGTCGCCGCGCTCCGGCAGCGTCACCATCTGCTTGACCAGATGCTTGGCATCCTCCTCAAGGATCGTATTGCGCGCCTTCAGCGCCTCCAGCTCCGCCGCCATCTGCGCGTTCGGCGCGGCGGTCTTGGCCTCCTCCATGTACTCCACGGCCTTGTTCTTCAGCTCGCGGCCGTTGTGGCCAAGGTTCTTCAGCTCCTGACCGTCAATGTGTGCGAGCTGTTCGACTGTGTAGATGTTGAGCGCACGCAGCTCGGCGCGGCGCGCCTCGGTAACGAACGGAGCGTGTGCGAGCGGCGTGCCGCTCTTGGTCTGCTGGTGGTGTTCCTTGAATTGCAGATACTGCCGCCGGAAACGCTCGGCGTAGGTTATCGGCGTCTGCTCGCCGGTCTCCGGATTGTCGACCCAGTGCGATCGCGAGAGCGCCGGGAAGACCGAGACGCTGCGCGAGCCGGGAAAGCGGATCTCGACAACCTCGACGTCGTCGTAGATCGGGCGGCCCTGCTTCAGGCTCTCGCCCGGATTAGGCAGCGGATGGTTCTTGAACAGCGCAACGACCTTATCGTCAGCGTAGTGAACAGGCATATCGATCTCCGTTCGAGGAAGGAAAGCGAAAGCCGCCGCCCTTGAGCTGGGTGGCTGTGGAGGGCGACGGCTCCGCAAAAACCCGTTGAACTAAGTCGCCGGGTTTGAGTCGTACAGTCTCCAATTGAACATCGGATTTGTCATCGTGAGTTCACCCATCCAGCCGATGAACTGCGCGATAGCGTCCTTGTCGATCGGCATCTGACCTTCGCCGTCGAACACCTTGTCGAAGTTTCGGTTTGGGTGGTAGCGGATGCGGAGGCTGTCGGTGTTGATGCCAAACGTCGTGTTGGCTGGCATGTTCGAGCCGATGCCGCCGTCCAGCACGATTTCGGCACGCTTGCCGCCGCCGACGTATTCAAGCGAGCTGAAGCCAAGCTTGCCCATCGACGTCTCGTTGGTCTGGCGCTGGATCGCGACTGTTGCAGCGTCGTATGCCGCGTAGTGCTCCGGCGACATGATCAGCAGGTCCGCATAGTCCTTGCCGCGGCTCTGCTTGGTCATCACGTAGTTCAGCATCGGACGCGCCGTCGTCGCACTGACCTGCGTGCCGAGTGCCGGTGCCATGGTCTGCGCGTCGTAGGTCTTGGTCTGCCAGATCGTTGCGGTGGCGCGATCGATGCCGCCGTAGATGCCGGTATTGGGGATGATCGGCAGAGCGGTGGCGAGGCCGGTGATCTGCTTGCCGCCGTTCGCCGTGCCGTCGCCGTATATGCCAGCGTCCATGGTGTCTTCCAGCGCGCGCTCGGCTGCATCCATGTAGCTGTCGTAGACGTCCATCAGCTGCTGTTCACCCTCATTGTTGAGGATTTCCTGCATGCTGAGAATGATGGGAACGACCACCATTTTTGGATCGAAGTAGGCGTCATTAAAGAGATCAATCGCTGGGTTCAGCAACTGATCGTAGCCGCTGTACCACTGCGCGACTTGCTTGCCGACCTGCAACGTCTGCCGGATGCGCGGACCGGAGTAGGACTGCCACAGGCCCTTGCGCTTGAGCACGGCCAGCAGCGCGTTGTTGTTGGAAACGAGATCTTGATAGGACGATGAGCGGCTTTCCACCGCCATCGTGAGGATCTGCTGGTATTGCGCCAGCGGTGCGATGTTGGGCATGAGCCCCCTCCATACGGTTCAGATTAGACGCGGCCATTAACGTGGCGCATCGCGCCAGCAATGGCTTCGCGTCGGCCAACCTTTTTGCCTTCTCTGCGCTGGCCGTCTGAGGGCCCGGACTCTGGTGCGCCGGAGATGGACTTGTCGTCGGGTCGGGTCTGAGCCGATGGGTTGCGGGTCTGAGCCGCGTGGGTTCGGGGCCTGAGAAGTTCTGCGCGGCGGTACGCTGTTGGAAGGTCGTAGCCGACGTTCAGCTCTTGCTCGATTAGATCCCCTAATTCATCGAACCGATCGTGGCCGGGTTGATCAGCGAACTGGTCGACCGCGGACCGCGTGTACGTGAACTGTTGCTGATTATGCATCTGTCCCAGCATACTTTTCAAGCTGGCTACTTCCTGATGCAGCGAGCCGATCTGGTGGCTGGCCGCCGTCGCCGCATTCTGGGTCTGGGTGATGCGCTGCTGGTCCGGCGACATATTCAGGATGTGATATGCGACGTCGCGCAGGCCGATCTTCTGGCCGTCCTGCGTCTTCAGGTTCAGGTTATTCACAATCACGTCGAGGCCGCCGACCAGATCCTGCCGCAGCTTTTGCTCCATGCTGACGTAATTGGTCAGCGCCCGGTCGAGCGTCGTGCCGTGCTCGCGCGCCATGTCGTGAAAATGGCGTATCGAGTTCATGGTCTCATGGTCGCCCTTCAGGGTCTGGTAGGCCCCGTCGAACTCCTTCTGCATGCGGTGAACCTCTCCCCGCACCGTCTCCGGTGCGGCCGCCCACTCCGCCTTGGCGTGTTCGGCCATGCGGTGCGGCGGCTCACGGTAGGGGGCCGTCTCAGGCAACGGCGGCACCTGACGCCGTTGCCCCGGTTGACCCGGCTGCTGACGGGGCAGAGTGGTTTGATCGGACGCCCGCGCGAACTGGGTTTGAGCGTTTTTGGCGTTTTCGGCGTTTTGATCGGGTGCCTTGGCGAACTTGCCGCCCTCCCGGTAGACCTCGCGCTTGGGCGGCTCGGTCTTCTCGTCCGGCGTCTCCTCGGGCGGCTGATTGTGGCCCCTGCCCGGCTTGGCCCGCTGCGGAGCCTCTTCGTTGCGCTTGTTGGCGCGGTCGAACGCCTTCTGGATCGCCTCGCGGCGGCTCTCCGGCCGCCCGGCAGGCTTGTCGCCGCCGTCCGGCTGCGCGGGTGGAGCCTGCGGTCCGATCGGCGGTGGCGTCGTCACCGGGCTCTGATCGATCGGCACTTCGTTGGACGGGGGTGGCGGTGCGGCGGGGACGTTGACGTCGGACATAGCTCCTCCTTGCCGGTCTGAGCGGCTGGGTTCATACAAACGTATAGGTCAGCCTGACCGTAATACGGTCAGCGTGGCCGGGGCCGCTCCCCGGCCTTGTAGCGAGCCATCGCTTGGGACAGTGCAGCGCGGCGCTGCTTCTTCACTTCTGCACTGTTGGTCGAACGCTGCTTCGGCTTCGGCTTTTCGTTGCCGACCTCGGTCAGCCCCAATGCGCGCCCCACCGCGCGAAACGCTGCCTTACTCTCATAAAAACGGCCGTCAACCTGTTCGGTCGGCGGCATGACATCCGAGACGACGTGCGGACACGGCAAAGTCGAGCGGGCTGGCGGCAATGTTTCCCGTGAAACACGCCACCGGCCCGGCTCGACCTCGATCAGCTCAACCATGCTTCCCCGTGTTACTTGCGCTTCTTCTTCTTGCTCTCGCGCGCGGGCTTCTTCGGCTTGGCCTTGCGCTCCGACGCCCGTGCCGCCTCCACGAACTCAAAGTTCAGCGGCTCGCTCTCGCCGTGCGCATTACGCACAGTCACGCCGTACTCGCCGGGCGTCGACGCCGTTGACGGCTTGACGATCGTCGTGACGTGCGTCGGCGACAGGAACGTGGTCGGCTCGTCACCGCCGTTGAACACGATCACGCTGTCGGCCGTGAAGCCTTCGCCGTGGCAGTTCAGCGTCACGTCAGGGTCGCCGATCGCGGCAACATCCGGGTCGATATCCAGTAGCTCGGGAACGTCGTCCTCTCCGCCTTCGCCTTCGGCCGGAATGGCGCTGCCGACCGTGGAGCCATACGGCTCATTGATGCTGGCGTGGCTGCCTTGGCCTGCGAGCGGCGTCTGCCCCTGCTGGTTTGGGTAGTTCTGCTGGATGTCTTTTGGCTCATTGATGCTGTCGCCGACGTACCCCTGCGGCGGGTTGATGCTGTTGGCTGGTGCGTCGGGATTGACGCCGCGGTGGCCGGGGTTGCCGGTGACGTCCTCCAGATCCAGCCGGGTGCCCTTGCGACGCGGCTCGTTCTCAATCCGGTCAGCGGGCATGTTGGCCGGGTGCATGCCCGGCGCATCCTCGTCGTATTCCCGGAAGCGCGCCGTGTTCGGGTTGTTGCCCTTGCTGCGCTCCGCCAGCTCGGTCTTGGCCTCGCCGCGTTCCTTCTGGTCGCGCTCCTTCCGCTCCTTCTGGTCGCGCTCCATATGCTCGCGCTGTTCCTTGCTCAGGCCCTGTAACGCGCCACCCTGCGCCTGCTGCTGATTAGCCATCGTGTCGTCTCCTTGGGTTCAGTGATGCCGGATAACGCGCAAGCGACGCCTTACGTCCAAGTGAAGTTTCTGGTTGAAGGAACGGCCACACCGCCTTGTTTGACGTCGACCGCCCACACGCCCGCATCGGGGCTCTTGGGCACCGTCGCGGTAATCGAGGTGGCGCTGACAAACGTCGTATTGCGCTCCTGATTGTTGACCCAGATCCGGCAGCCCGGCGTGAAGTTCGTCCCGGTGCAGGTGATCAGCTGCGTACCGCTGGCCGCCTTCGCCGCGGTGGTCGGCGTGATGCTGGCGAGCGCCGCCTGCGTCGCTGGCGTCATCGAGCTGGCGTGTTGCTGGTTCGGAGTGAGGGTGTAGGCCCCCAGCACGCTGACCGCGACCGTCGGAGCCTCGACGCGGGAGCCCGGTGCCGTCACCACCACTTCGGTGCCCGCCGCCTCATGCGCGGCGCTCGGGAAGTTGGCCGGGTCGGCCGACACCCGCGGCGTCGCAAACGCCGTCAGCGGCCCCGCGGCACCGTCGTCGACCGTCGTCTGCGCCGGTGCGGTGGGCGGAGTTGTCCCCAGAAAAGTCGTAAAATTGGTCGGCGGGGTCGGGCTGGGTGGGGTCACCGTAATCGCGCTCTGAGCCATGCGGCCCTCCTGTTGCTATTGCCTGTACGTACTTTCGTCAGCGAGGCCGCCCATCTTGGCGGTGGCGCTGCCGCCAAGAACCGCAGCAGCTCCGTACCCCAGCAGCGGGTTCTTGCCGGTGAACGCATCGACCAGCGCCTCGTATGGCGTTTGGCCGCGCACCATGCCGGTAACGTGTGCCCTCCGGTTTATCACTTCCATCAGCGGCGCGGGATAGGACTTCAGATTGGTGTAGCCGCCCTTCTGTGGAAACTGCGGCGACGGGATGCCTCCGCCAACCCACGTCGCCGCCTGCTGTCCAGCCTGCGGCGCGCCAGCCCGCGTCGCAGCGCGCTGTCCGACACCTTCCAGATACGAATACTCGCCCGGCAGCAGTGCGCTGTCTTCGGCGTTAAAGCTTTCCTTGGCGCGCGGCATGCCGACCATGTTGCGGATGTCGTGCGTGTCGACCGTGCGCGGCATCCAGTTGCCGCCAAGGTTCATCCGATACGAAATCGGCTTCGGATTGCTGACCGGGTCGTAGGTGTGCGTCAGGTATTCCTTAACGCGATCGGCATGCTGGATCTGGCTCTTCGCGCCATAGCCCGGCGGCGGCCCACCCACCATTGTCTTGACCATCTTGCCGGTCTCAGGGTCGACAATGTGCAGCACCTCGGGCAGCGGCTTGCCCTGCATGATCTGCTGCAAGTACCACGTCGAGGACCGCACGTTGTTGTCGATCGGATTGACCATCGACGTCCCGGCGACGCCGTCGAGCCACCCGTTAAAAACCTGTTCGCCCTTTTCGGGACCATGAATTTTGTGCGCGAGATCTCGCGCCTGCATCAGATTGTACCAGCCCCAGTTCTCCTCCGGAGCATTCGCCGCCGCGCGCTCCAACCGCTGCACACCGCCACGCGACACCGGCAGCAGCCGCTCGGTCTGCTTCGGTGCAACCCTCGGCAGCGGGAATTGCGCGACGTCCGGCGTCTTGCGCAGCGTTTCGGCGGACAGGTCGAAAATGCTCGGCTTAATGCCGCGCTTCACGTTGGCGTCGAACTCCTTCTCGGCAGCCGACACTTCCTTCTTCAGCGGCTCGAATGCCTCAAGGCCGGGCCGGGCAACCTCTTGCGACGGCAGCAATGCACCGCCCGGCAATTTGCCGCTGGTCGCATACTCAATGCGGTCCTTCTTCGGCAGCGTATTGAGCACCTCGCGGTCAGCAAGCTTGAGGTCGATTGCCGCCTGTCTCGCGCCAGACGAATGTTGCGCCGCCAGCGACGGGCTGACCAATTCGGACGGCGCGCCGCCAGTCAGGCCCAGCCGATCGTATAGCTTGCGCAGCTCGGGCTGCGTCGCCCCCTGTCGGCTTTCAGCCGCGGCTTTGGTGATCTCTTCCGGGGTTGCCCAGCCGCCGCTGCGCGAGAGCGCCGGAGTCTGGCTCGCCGTCTCGCCCATGACGAAGTTGGGAATTTTAACTCCGGCACGCGCCCCAGATCCGGCAGCCTTGAACTTGTCTGCAAACGCTTCAGACGGGTTCAGCGCAAAGCCAGCCGCCAGCGCGCCCATCTTGGCTAACGGATGCAGGTTCGACAGCGCCGCGGCACCGGCGGCCTGCATGCCGCCGCCCCACGTCGTGTTCGGCACGTACCAGTCCCGCATCGCGTCGGCGGTTTCTTTCTCGGTGTACATCGCCTCCTGCGGCGTCGTCGTGCCGTAGGCCATGCCGGTGTCCGGCACGATCTGCCGCTTCAACGCAGCGTCGTCGTGTTGCTTCCAAGCGTCCTTGGCTGATTGATCGCGGACCAGCGCGCCCATTGGCACGCCGCCACTCAAAAACTGATCCAGCTCATAAAGATCCTGCGGCTGCTCATCTCGCGGAAACAGCATCATGCGCGACCTCCACCCGGCGGCTGCGTCATCTTGAATTGATGCTGCGCCGCGCGCTCGGCACTGCGCTGCGCCATGTCGGTCTGCTTCAGGTTGGCCTGCTGCACTCCCAATTGCGCCTTCTGCCGCGCCAGCTCCATGTCCTGCGTCTTCTCGATGACGTGCGCCTGATGGCTCTCGCGGTTCTGCATCAGCTTTTCGTTCTGGATCTGCTGCTTGCCCTGCAGCTCGACCTGCTTGTCGCGCGCGCCCATCCCGGCGATCGCTCGATCGTTAGCCAGCTTCTGCTGATGCTGCTTATCCTTCTGCACCAGCTCGTCCTGCTTCACCTTCAGCTCGGCCGCGTCGGACATCTTCTTCTGTTCGATCTTGGCCATCTCGATGTCTTTCATCAGCTTGAGCTTCTCGGCCTCCGGATTGGGCGGCGGCTGCGAGCCCTTCTGCTTCATCAGCTCGACCAGCTCGTCGACCGCGCCACTCAGGCTGCGCCCGGCGCGGAACGGAGCCAGCGAGAATTTCAGCAGCTCGCCACAGAACGGCGCGGTCTTCGGCTCGCCCGCGATCATCTGTGCCAGTTGCGGCAGCAGCGTCGACAGCACACCGACAAACTCGGTGCGCCGCTGCTTCTCGGCGTTCTCGTCGGTCTGGATCGTTGAGTCGGTCTCAATGTCGAGCACAAACGTGCGGCCGCGGGTGTCGCGCAGGAACTTCAGCACCTGCTCGATCGTCGGCTTTTCCGCCAGCTGATTGATGGTCTGCGCGCCAGCCTCCTGCGCCTTCTCCATCTGCTGCATGATCTCTTGCGCCTGCTCGGGGTTCTGCTGCGCCATCTGCTGAACTTGCGGGTTTTGCTTCAGCATCTCCGCCTGCTGCTTCTGCATGTTGAGCTGGCGCTGCACCTCCATGATCTTCTCTCGCACCATCGCCTGCGTCGGCAGGTCGGTCTGGCTCATCTCGACAATGGTGGTGTCCTCAAACTCGTCGAACATCACCTCGATCGTGATCTCGACCAGATCACGCGCCAGCCGCACCAGCTCGTTCTGCTTGTCCTTGATGCGCTTGCCGCCGTACTCACCCTTCATCTGCTGCGCGCCCAGCGTCTCGTTCGGATCGGTCGCGCCGCGCATGATGTCGGCCAGCCCCATGATCTGGTAGATGTCCTCGATCACCTGCTTACGCAGCGCCACCAGCGCCGTGATGGTCTGCGCAATCATGTCGATCGGCAGCCAGATGATCACTTCCTTGCTGCCGCCAAACGCAGCCCAGTTGCTGATCGGCACCAGCATGCGGCCGGGCGTGTGCGCCGTCACCGCAGCCTGCACGGCCTCGCTCAGCTCGGCACCACCGGCCGGGTAGAAGCCCTTCGCCTCCAGCGAATAGCTCAGCGCGTGAATGCGCCCGGTCAGCAGGTTGATCTCGTCGAGCTGGTCGCGATACTGCATCACGTCCGGCACCGGCACCAGCGAGCCGCGCTGCACCGTCCCGTAGGCAGGCTTCGGACACGGGAAAAAATGCGTCAGGTCGAGGTGCGGGTCGTCCTCGTCCAGAATGTTCTCGCAGCCCTTTGCCACCCAGACGACGCGCTGCGACGGCCGGTCCCAGATCTCCCAGAAC